CTGGCATTAATAATGCTATTCGGGAGTTAATGAGCCAGTTAAAAGACTTCCAAGGCGGTACTTCTGGAGACTTACTTGCCATTACTGCTGGTGGAACAGGAGTTTCAACATCTACTGGTTCTGGTAGTCTTGTATTAAATACAAGCCCAACTTTAGTTACTCCTGTACTTGGAACTCCTACATCTGGCACACTAAGTAATTGCACAGTAGATGGAACAGATAATATTGGTTTTAGGAATGTTCCTGTTAATAGTCAAAGTACAGCATATACATTGGTATTAGCCGATGCTGGCAAAGTTATCTTTCATCCAGCAAGCGACAACAACGCAAGAACATTTACAATCCCAGCAGCTTCATCTGTTGCGTATCCAATCGGAACGGCTATTACATTTATTAATTTAGCTGCTACTTCATCAACAATCGCTATTACTTCAGACACTATGTATTTAAGTTCTGCGGGTACTACTGGTTCAAGAACATTGGCTCAATACGGCTCTGCTACTGCAATTAAAGTTAGCGGATTAAGTTCATCTGGTGTATGGGTTATTTCTGGATCAGGGTTGACTTAATATGAGTGGAATAATTCAAGCAGTATTTATGAACCAAAGAAGTTTTGGTGGTGGTGTTACACCAAATGTTGAGTATTTGGTTGTTGCTGGCGGTGGTGGTGGAGGAAGCGCAGGAAGTTTAGGTGGTGGAGGTGGTGCTGGTGGTTATAGAACAGCGTCAGGTTTTTCTGTTTCTTCTGGTTCTGCTATTACAGTAACAGTTGGCGCAGGTGGAACTGTTGGAAGTGGTCAGCGTGGTGCAAACGGAAACAACTCTGTATTTAGTTCTATCACTTCTAATGGCGGTGGCGGTGGTGGTGGAGCTGATGGTGTAAGTGGCAACTCTGGTGGTTCTGGTGGTGGCGCATATAATGGTGGTTCTGGTGGTTCTGGAGAAGCAGGTCAAGGAAATAATGGCGGCTCTTACATAGGTGATGCTGGAGGCGGTGGCGGTGGTGCTAGTGCTGCTGGCGGTACAGGAACGGATTATGGCGGAGATCGTACTCTTGGTGGTGCTGGCGGCAATGGAACTGCTTCATCTATTACTGGTTCATCTATTTACTATGCTGGTGGCGGTGGCGGTGGAGGAAGAAATGATGGCGGTTCTCCTGGTGCTGGTGGTCCAGGTGGATTAGGTGGTGGTGGTACTGGTTTTGCTTACCCAGCAACTAACGGCACAGCAGGTACTGTTAATACTGGAGGCGGTGGCGGTGGCGGTTTAAGTGATGCTGTTTATGCGGGAGGTTCTGGTATTGTGATTATTCGTTATGCTGATACATTTGCTGCAGCATCCGCAACAACAGGATCACCAACAATAACAACCTCTGGTGGCTACAGAATATATAAATGGACTTCTTCAGGTTCAATCACTTTCTAAGGTAAATATGTCTCATTTTGCTAAAATAGAAAACGGCATTGTTACTCAAGTTATCGTTGCTGAACAAGATGTTATTGATTCAGGATTATTTGGTACAGGTTGGGTTCAAACATCGTACAACACATATGGCGGTCAACATCCAGAAGGTAGACCATTGCGTAAAAACTACGCTGGTATTGGCTTTGTTTATGACTCTACTCGTGATGCGTTTATTCCACCAAAGCCATTCCCAAGCTGGGTTTTAAACGAAAATACTTGTTTATGGGATGCTCCTACTCCTCGCCCAGATGACGGAAAAGAATATACATGGGATGAAACAACGACTTCTTGGATTGAGAAATCATGATGGCTACAATAGATAAAAACGAGGCAGCGTTGTCTGCACACGAGGCGGTATGCGCTGAACGCTATACAGGTATCAATGCTAGGTTAAAACGCTTAGAGCAGATTCTTATTGGTTCTGCTGCATTTATCATTGCTATTCTTATCTCTCTTGTTCTTAAATTAAATTAAGCCTATGATATATGTCCGATCAATTTGGGTTTTTAGAGGGCGCAAAGTCTGTAACAGGTAGCATGGATGCTAGTCGTGAGGCTAGTAAGTCAATAACTAAAAGTATTGTTGATGTACAAAAAGATGCAGCAGCAGTAGCGCAACAAAAAGACCTAGATCGTAAACGGCAAATACGAGAATCTCAGGTATTAAAAGAGCAATATTTCAAACGAGCAATGATGGAATGGCAACGCCAAGAATCCATCCGCATAGAAGAAGCTAAAGTAAAAGCTGATTTTATTAAAAAGCATGGAACTAAACGCTGGTCAGAAATAGAAGCAATTAAACAAAAAATTGAAAGGCAAGATGATGAACTTACTAGAGAGTTTAAAGAAGATTTGGCAAAGGTTCGTAGAGCAATGTTCATGTGCTATTTTGTGGCTGCGCTCATTGCTTACTACCTTACTTGGGGTCATAAAGGGTAAATAATGTTCACACTTATCTCTACTGCGCTATCTTTTTTAATGGGCGGTTTGCCCAAGCTACTAGATTTCTTTCAGGACAAATCAGACAAAGCGCATGAGTTAGAACTCGCTAAGATGCAAACAGAGCGAGAACTACAGATGCTAGAGCGTGGCTATATTGCACAAGCTAGGATCGAGGAGATACGCACAGATCAGATACAGATGCAGACACAAGCACAAGAACGCTCTGCTATGTATCAACATGATATAGAGATAGGCAAGGGTGCAAGCCAATGGATCATTAACCTAAGAGCTTCTGTACGACCTGTCGTAACCTATTTATTTGTATTGCTACTTATCATCGTAGACATAGCGTCTATCTGGTGGGCATGGTCTAGTGGTGTAGCATTTGCTGAAGCTATACCTATGGTATTTGATGCAGATGAAATGCAGATACTTGCTTCTATTATTGCCTTTTGGTTCGGTACACAAGCCTTTGCTAAGAAATGATTGACCATAAAGTCATTGAGATGATTAAACACCATGAAGGTGTCAAAACTACCCCTTATCGGTGTCCAGCTTTATTATGGACTGTAGGAGTTGGTAGAGTTATCGACCCTAATCATATAAAGGTAAAACTTGAAGAAAGAAAAAACTTACCAATCCCAGAAGGTTGGAACAGAACTTTCTCTATGGAAGAAGTGGACAAACTGTTGGCAGAAGATTTGGCGAGGTTTGAAAGCGGAGTACAACGATTATGTCCTAGTGGGCTTACTCCTGGTCGGTTTGGCGCACTTGTGTCTTTCGCCTTCAATGTTGGACTCGGTAATCTCCAAAATTCTACCCTTCGGATGAAACACAATCGAGGGGAGTTTGAAGCTGCTGCCGATGAGTTTATGAAGTGGAATAAAGCTGGTGGTAAAGAATTAAAAGGACTTACTACTAGACGCAAAGACGAAAGAGCTTTGTACCTTTCATAAAATCTTGCCATACTTAAAAAGTGTGTTCTTGTCTACTAAAAATGCTTTCTTGATCTGACTATCCCCTTCCCCTATAAATTCTACATACTGTAGCTTACTTAGGAAGATGCACTTAAATATGTGCTTGACTGGCATAATGACAAACATCTGTCCATCGTAGAAAACCCAGTAATCAGCTTGGGTAGCCATTAACCCTGAGTCTTTCCCATACATCTCTATCTCGACCACAATATTGCCTGTTCTTTGGCTCATCGGGTCAAACTTCACCTCTACAGACTTATCTATCTCTGGTATCCATATATCATACCCTTTAAAAGCGCTTACAAGGGTTGCACAAGGGTATTTCTTGCGTAGGATAGATACAACCCTATCCTCTATCTCTAAACCTCTCTGAAGGTCTTTATTAAAGCTCATAAAGCTACCCTAATCGGCAGGGGGGTAGCACTCCTTGTGAAAGAGTGGCATTGCGCCATGTGTCCCGATCTGACTCTTTTCTTAGTTACACATTACATAGTTAGGGCAAATAGTACAAATTGTTACTTTGCCATTTACGATGATTGTCTGTGTCTGACAAGCATACGCACTACTCATTAGTAACATATATGTTACCAATCCTATAGCTATTTTTTTCATATCATTCTCCTTAGAATGGGATTTCATCATCCTGAATCTTAGGCATCTCGTCATCGCCACGAGGCTTAAAGTTTTTCTGCTCTTTTGGTTTGCCAACAGAAACGCTTAAGTATTTGCCAGTTTTTCCGTCATTTATCCAACCACTAAACCAATACTCTTTGCCGTTAATCATAATAGAGCCTTGATAGTCCCTATCTTCTTTTTTTTCTTTTTTGTCATTTTTAAATAACTTTCCTGATCCTTCTTTCATTTCGTAAGGCATTATTTCCTCTCTTTCAACTTAGTAATAGTTTCTTCTACTTCTTTCAGGAATCTTTTTACTTCCGCTTCCATGTTGTCAATGTATTCCTGGTCTCGATTGACACGCACTACAAACAACTGCAAATCCTCTGGCAGCCTAGGATCAAAGCTAACAAAATCACACCACTCTGCGCCTGTACAAGCCATCTGTGCCATCATCTGCGGTATATGCTTGCTTGGTGCTTTGCCATCATCCATCCAATCGAGGTGTGTGGTCGTGTTACCGCACTTTATCTCAACCAACCCTTTTCCCACAATCCCATCTGGACTACAACCAAACCATTCTACATTAGGATGATCTACAAATGCAACCTGATTAACATTGGTTTCTGTATGTAGCTCATAAACAACCCTTGCTAATGCTTCATTGGCAATACCCCATTCTATTGCTGCATTGGTAAACGACTCGCTTGGCTTATTTGTTAGCCTTTGGGCTACCAACTCTATGCGGTAGTTCCTACGACTAGCAGACTCACCAGACTTGCCCTTAGACATAACATCCGCTACTCGGCTTGCAGTAACCTTACCAAGTCGTAGCTTATGCCAATCGTCTGTGCCTTGCACAATCGCATCCTCGTATCCTGGTTGAAATGGTGCTTTCTCCAAGATTTCTTTATATGCTTCTTCTCGATCACTTGTAACAAAAGTAGTCATTAGTGCGCTTTCTTAATGTCGTTATCAATCACATTGGGCTGGATAGATTTAGCCAAGTCAGCAGCTAAGTCATAACAAAACCCACTCCCTTCAACTTCTACCATAATAAACGAACCAGTTTGCTTTAACTTAATGGTAGCCTCAGACTCCTCGTCAAATTCATTTGTCATGCTGTTTTACCAAGAACTGTAAAGACCGACACATATCCTCTGCGACCTTTGCTGCTTTTTCTGCCTCTTTCCAATTACCAGTAAGGGTATGTTTATAAAATAAATTTAATGCTAGTTTTGCATCTAAATACTCTTGGCTAAAGTCATTCATTTTTTTACTCTCTTTATACTGTTTGATGTTCTTTTAATTACTTCTTCTGGGTAACAACGCTGTTGATCTATCATTTTAAACATATATTCAGAACTACAATCATCACACGCAGTACACCTTTCAGACGATCCTCGTTGATAGTATTTCCAATCCCTATATTGCAAGCGATTAAAGAAACAGGCTGGAAACCACTCATTCTCTATCGTCATCTGGAATAGGCTCTTGGTTGTCTTTACGGATTAACTGATTCTCTGTGCCATTAATAATCCATTGGTCTAAAAACTCATCTGACATTAAATCGACTGCGCCATTCCATCCTTGCATAAAATAAAACTCAGCAACACGAATATAGTCTGGCGGTAGGTCTTGGTCTAATATCAGCTTATTAAAAGCCTGGCGAGTAAATTTATTGGTTATCATTTTGAGCAACATCATCCAAAGTTTTATTAAACTTAGCTCTTAACTCTGCCCAACGCTGCCTAACTTCTTCTTGCTCACTAGCTGGCACATAGTTGTACAAAAGTCTCCAACGCTTAGTAATATCTGTTCCTGAAGTCGTGTAGATAAAATCTTCCATTATTTCTCCTTTTTACTATATTGAGATTTACTGCTTTTATTAAGACAACTTTCACATTTCCAACGCATTACAGGTCTTAACCTACTGCCAGAAGCTACCAGCTTAAGATTACTAGCTGGCTTCTCAGTCTGACAAGAACTACACCACTTTCTGTCCATCCCAACCTTCCTTTAAATATCCATATTCCGAAGAATCGCATACAGCTCTGATATCGAAACACACATCGCACTTGTCCACCCATATCCTGTAGTGATGGTCTTTCGGTCTGTGTACTCCCCATTTTTCTCCACATTCTGAACATACATTGTCAGGCTGCTGATCCGCTAGTCTCATTTAACTTGTCCCTTTGTGCCTGATAAATATTGGTTAATTGATCTCTAGCAGCCTTATTGTTCTGAAGTTCTTTATAATACTTAGCAAAGGCAACTTTAAGTTCGGCAGGGCTATCTATTGCCTGCAGTTTGGCGCAGTAGTCATCTGCGACAGAAGAATCTTCTACATCATTCCAAATATCTTCTCCAGCATACAAAGACAATCCTAGACCATGTAGAGCAATCGCCTTGGCTAATGCTCTCTGCATCGCTGTATTAACTGCAAACGCATCTGGATTAGGTATTGCTTTATTGCGATAATCCATAACAGGCAACTGGGCAGTCATAGACTTGCCAAAAGCGTTAACTGTACAAAACACCATTACAGTTTCGCCAAACTTCATTGGCTCGCCATATGACCAAGTAGCAGTAGAGTCATGCTGCAATAATGTATCTACAGCCCATGCCCAAGATAAGTAAGATAAACCATTCTTCTTCTCTATCTTTTCCGATACATCAATCTTTCGTAGTTCTAAATAATTACTCATAACATTGCCTCGTTTTCTGCATCAGATATTGCTTTGTTTTCCCAGTAAGTGTAAATAGCACTTGTAATCATTAAGCCAACAGTTGCTTTATCGCCACGATCCCAAGCATCTTTAATCGTATCCCAATGCTTTGCCAAGGCATCCTCAGTCACAGCCTCGGTAAAGTTATGGTAATCGCTTGGATCGTATTCTTTACGCAACTTAGAATCAACAGATTCTTGAATCATATCGCCATACGCACATTGTTGTTCTACATCAAACGCTGTAGCTCTTTCTTGGTAGTCCATTAGCTGATCCCTCCAGTTTTATAGATATAAGCAAACATAGCTGGTGCAAGCATTAGGATTGCTGCTACAGCTCCCCAAAACAAGTCCTTCCATTCACCTCTGTAATCTTTCATATTATCTCCAGTTCCCCCCGAAGGGGGATGTTTATTTATCTATTAACGATGCCAGACTTAAATAAATCAACAAGTCTCATAATTTCTTCAAACGACAACTGTGGGCAAATTTCTTTAATGTTGTTGTATGTTTCTTCAGAAATTACATAACCATCTTTAGTTTGATATTCCATTTTTTTCCCTTTCACAAGAAATAAGCAACATTGCTTATGTAGAAACAATAATCCTAAATGTAGAGATTTGCAATATAGGGATATACCCTAATGTAGAAGTGTTGTAGAATTACTACTACATAAGGAGAAAACATGGCAGATAAACAACCATTTGACAGGCTTTTAGAGGTCTTTGGAAGCTACAAAGGCATATCCGAGGCTCTAGGTATCAAGTATGTGACTGTGTACGCCTGGTTCATGCGTAATGGCATTCCAGAGAAGCACCACGACATTATTATTGCCAAGTCCGAGGGCAAGATTACAAAGGATGATCTTGTCTAGCCTTAACCAAAGGACAATAACCCTACTAGAAGAAAGGGGATATGTGTGCGATACAGTCGAATCTTACAACGCCTTTACCAAGCGAAAAAAGGACTTGTTCGGACTATTCGACATACTGGCTATTGGCAAAGGCGAAACTATAGCAATTCAGCTTACTTCCAAAAGCAATATGTCAGCAAGAATAAAAAAAATAAGCAACTCCCCTTTCCTAGCAGAAGTCTTACGATCCAAGTGGAGAATCTTAGTAATTGGGTGGTTCAAAAAGCCCAATGGAAGGTACGATTACAAAGAGTTTGAGTTCTAGTTTATAATTACAGCAGCAGATTAGAACCTGTGATGAATTAATCCACAAGACCCTATAGGGTAGCTTTGAGCATTTAGCAAAAGTTGTGGATTCTTTTGTTAAGTGGTTCTAACTTAGAGCTACCCTATGGGGTTTTTCTATTTCTGCTCGCACCCCAAGCGTATAAAGTGCTTAAATCGGCAGCGTGGGATAAAAGATAGG